GGTCCATAATATTCAACCACTGTATAAGGAACCATCTTTGTATATTGTTGAGTTCCTGCATTTATACTATTTAAATAAGATTGTATTAAGCCATTTAAATCAGCAATCTTTACATAGTTAGTATTTACATCAAGAGTGAGTGCTGTAAGATTTGTAACAGTGGTACAAAGCTGTGTAATAATAGCTTGTACAACATCATGTGTATTTGATGAAGAAGTTACACCACTTAAACATCCCACTGTATAGGGTGCATTTAGTGTAGCTATCTGACTATTGATAGTATCAACTTCACCTTGTAAATTACAAGCAGCTCTTACCAAAGCTGTTAATACATCAAGAAGAGTAGGAGTTCCTCCTGGTAAATATTGAGTGACAAGACTACAATAATATGAAGGGTTGATTGTGATATCAATACCTGTTCCATCTAAAAATGAAACTACTTTCTCAATAAGTGTATTCTCAATACACAAGAGATTAGTTGGTATAGTGATACCTAATGCAGGTACAGCTGCTCCTGTATAATTAACACATTTATCTGATACACTCTCAGTGCAGCCATTATAACAATTATCACAAGACATTTTAAAATTATTTATGGATTAATACTATCACTCTACTAGCTATCATTTGCACACTAAAGGGCATAGCATAGTCTGGATTACAACTCTTATACGTTAGTATTTGTTTGTAATTTAATAAGTCGTTAACTAGTTCACCTGATATATATTTGTTTAAAGAAAATACAATATTATTATATTGATCATTAGCTAAATCAGTTAGCTTACAATTAATATCATTTAATAATGCAGGTATACTAGCACACTCTATACAATCTGTTAATCTTGTGTATAACATTTTTTATTCTTTGAGCTACTTGTTTTGACTTGTAATTACAAGCTGAACATAAGCCATTAATTAATTGACATCCACATCCAACTTGGATGCCACATTCTCTACAGTTTGCCATATTAATAAAAGTTAATTACGTAGTTATTACCAGTACATCCACAATTATTTCTTATAAAATTGTTTAGCATGTTGTCTGCTTGTACGTATAACTTATTTGCTGTATCTACAGCACAGTTATTAGCAGCAGCAACTGCTCCTTGTATCATAAAATAGATTGTACTTAGAGTCACCTTAGATTGTGTTCTAATTGCTGAATCACATTCCATCATGTCAAGTTTCATAAATGCAGAATCATACTTCTCTTGTATAATGTCTATACGCATGAATGTCTTTGTTACAAAATTGGTTTGAGCAGGAGCAACAGAATAAGTAGCAGTCCAAACTCCATCAGGAAGAGGAAGTAAGGGTTGACCTGATGTGCTAAGTCCTAATGTAAGTGAGTTATAAGTATTAAAACTCAACGGTGTAAAAGGAAGAACCACAGGTGTTGTATATCCTGGAATAATAAAACTCATACTAGGACTGGTAACAGTAGGAGGGTTAGTATCATAAATTGATATATCCGCTATACCTAATGTATTTGCAGTGTAAGTATTTATTACTAAAAAATCTAAAGTCATCTTATTTAAAATAAAAATACCAGAGGATTTGAGAATTAATCCTCTCACCCTCTGGTATAGGTTATATGATACCTACTTTATTCTATTAAGGAATCAAAGTAGTTGTTGAAGTTGTTGTACTAGTACTAGAAGTAGAGCTGGTAGTGGTTGTTGTTACACAAGCATTATCAGAAGCTACAGCACCTAAAGCAGCAACTAAGATAGCTTCGATTGCAGAAGTGTATCCTTGAGGAACAGCAATTATTGAACTACTATCTTCTTGAATATAAGCACCCCATTCGTAAGCAGATTTGTCAAACGCATTATACTTAATGTAATAAGTATCGTACGTAGTACCAGTTGATACCCAAGATTCAAAGTTCTCATTGTAACCAACCATTCTGTATAAATGTTTCAAATATCCAGCTTGGTAGCTATAAAAGTTCTTTTCTAATTGTTGAATCTCAGCAGCTGTACCAGTTGCATAAGAAGAACGTTGAATGATAACAGGTTCAGCAACAAAGTTACATCTGTCAGCAACAATAAAGTCAGCAGTTGTAGCAGGACCAGAATAAACGAAGGTACGGAAATAGAACCTATCGTATTCAAAAGGATCTGCAGCAACATCACAAGGTTGTCCATAAACAGTTAATGGTTTACCAGTGATTTGTAAAACAGCAGTTTGATCATCACCAATTCTTTCAAATGTGTAGAAAGTGTTGAAGCTAATGTTATCTGGGTTGTCACCAGGAGCTTGTTGTGTTAACTTAATGATGAAAGCATCAATTAAAGCAGGAACATCAACATCAGTGCAAGGGTTTCCACCACAATCGCAACAAGGAGCTTGAACAGTTACACTACGAGTGAAACCATTAAAGTACAATGTGTCAACATAGCTAGAAAATCCACGTAAAGTTAAAGTTACAATATCACCACATTTAACTGTCCAACCACCAACATTAGTGATTTGGTTAGCTGCTGTAGGACATCCATTAACTTTGTACCATTGAGTTACGTTAGTACCGTAAGCTGAATTGTTGATACCAGAGATTTTGTCTGAACGTTTAGATCCTTGTAAATAGGTATTAACTCTACCTTGTGCTAAATAGAAGTAGGGAGATGCAGCAATGTTACCTGAAGTGGCAACTGTGTAATCGCTTTTGAAAATCCCAAACTGACCAGCTGTTAAATTTTGTGTAGATCCAGAGCTAGGTAGAGTATTTCCTACTGGAACCACAAAGAGCGTGGTTAATGAAAAATCGGCCATTGTTTTTTATTTAAATTGTAAAAAATTATTCGTTTGTTTGTATTCTATATATTGAACTTTGCATAGCACCTTGGTTCTCTGTATACATTGCTAGGTTCTGAACTGTTAAATCTAATAGTTCATCCTCTAAATATAATTCAAGTTCACAATCACTATCTATTGAATCTGTTCCATCAAATCTTACATAACCAACTTTATCTATATACTGAGGATACCTCATATATGAAATGTTAATTGAAGTTGGTGTGAATGTTCCATCTGTGTATATATTCACTTCATCTGTTGACAAGAAGATAAATGTTTCTTGATATTCAAAAGATGGCTTATAGTGATCGTTAGTTAAAAGAAACTGTAAGTCAGAATGTTTAGCTAAGTCTCTATTTATAAATACTTTTCTGTTAACACATGGACCTTTATCTGCTAATAAATAAGCATCAATATAAAACATATACATTGGAACCAATGAATGTATATCCGCACCCCACTGATTCAAGTCAGCATTCTTTAGATATAAAGGAAGGGGCTGGTGATTATATGTAATGATTAAACTTTGTAGGTCTTCATAACGCTTTCTAAAAGCATCTAAACCTAAACCCGAAGCTGTACTAAACCCATCAACCTTTTGCTTAATCAACTTGATCTGAGCTTCATTTAAAGCTAATATCTTATCTTCTAAGTTAATCTGTTGATGTTCGTTTGTTGATAGTTTATTTAGTTTCTGGTCAATTTTATATAATAAACTATCTACAGGGATCATACAGAAGCTAGTTTTTTAGTTTTTAATTTACCTTCTAGAGTTAATAGTTGATCTTGGTTATCTTCATCAGCAAGTATTTTCACTAAATCATCTTCATCTTTTGCTATTTCAAAATCACCTTCATAAACTTTACCATTAGGCTTTGATCTATATATTGAGTGTGCGATTGCTTGTTTTACTAAATCTTTAATATGGAGTAAGTTTTCTTTCATGTCTGCAAATCTACCAAAGATTTCTACAGGGTTTAAGCCTGCATATTTGCCATTCTTGAATTCTGTTTGTTTCAATAGGTTATCCACTTGGTTATACACCACTTCTTCTTTAGTATCATCACTAACAGGAAGTCCTAATAAGCGAGCTACCTTCTTCTTTTTCTCAGGAGTCATAGCATCAAACTTAATGATTGCTTTATTGATCAACTGTTTCTTCTTATACATCACTGCATTTTCAATCTCATCATCAGCTACATAGAACTGTATATCTGCAGGATATTCACCACGTTCCCAAGCTTGATAGCTGGAAGCAATTGTTGGATGAACTCTTAACCATGCAAAAGCTAACTCTTGAAAAGGTTGTGAAAAATCAAAATAGTTATCACCATCCATAAGTTTCACAGGCTGTACATGCGTAGGATCATCTGTAGAAGTTGATAAACCATAGTTCCAAAATGAAGATCTAGGACCTAAGTCAATATCACCTAAAGCAAGTTCAAGCTTCTTTCTTAAATCTGTTACTCTTTCTATTTCTAATTCTCTTTCTACTTTATCACCAATACGTCTAATATAAGAAGCATTAGCATCAAGTCCTGTTCTGTACTGACCATCTAGTTCTTTGTAAGGATATTTGAAAACTCCTGTACCAGGAATTCTTGTCATACCTTTCTGAGCAAGGCCACCTTGCATTGTTTGTAACTGAGAACTGTTGTAATCTTTCTTAATAGTTGAGATTTTTCCTATTTTTCCCATAATGTAATTGTTTGTTTTTTATTATTGGTTTATTTTATTATTTCTTCTTTCATGTGTAACAATTCTATGACAATTACAACATCTTATTTCACATTTATCAATTTCATCTTTTATAAGTTCTAATTTGTAAGCTTTTGTTACCATATGAGAAACATGATATAATTTAACACCTCTTACATGATCAAACTCTAAAACTCTAATATCTGAATTCCCACAGTCTACACATGATTTATTTTCCAAATAATTTTTAACATACAATTTATTTCTGAGAATGGACTTATCCCTACTTCTTTTTTGAATTTCGTAGGTATTCCATTTTTCCTTACCCATATGTAGTTTATTTTATTTGGTTTGTTTGCAGATGGTGTTCGGTGAAGAACAGGGCAGCAAACCTATAATTTGTTCCCCCATCTGTATTTGAGAAGACTCCCCCAGGGGTTGCCTGGGGGGTAATTCTTCTCGGTATGTTGACTAGTGAGCTGTTCTTATGGTAAGCCACACCAGTACTGTTATTAGAACTGTGGTATTTCTTCAATCAAAACTGTACGAGACAAATCTTCAATGAATACATCACAACGATCCTTCATCCAAATTTCATAACCAGGAAATTTATTAGCAGAACTCATACCCTGAGATTTAGCAAAACCTAAGTGGTGACGAGTACCATCAATATAACCCCAAGTCATAGAAGGAGCACCTTTCATACGTACTTCACGAATGTTATTAACCATTGAACCATCGCTCATAGGACTAACATCAAATACCATGAATACAGGTGTAGATTTTTTGTTCTGACCAAACTCTAAGTTTGTTTGTGGTAAATCTAATTCTTTTAAGTGAATCAATTCAACACGACCAGTTTCACGAGTAACCATTGCATCGAATGCAAAGTTATAAGTGATATGCTGACCTTCACCTTGCATGTAACGGTTACCGCTATCTGCCATGAAAGTTAAACCAGAATTTAAAGCGTCATTCTTTAAAGCTTGTTGGAATACATCAAAACCAGCTTCATTAGTGTACATCTTAACTCTACGATCCTTAACATCAACACGTCTGTAGAACAAATCACCAAAAACCGAACGAATCAAGTTAGCAGTGAACTCACCACGATTGTATTGTACTAAGTTACCATTGTTACGCATTCTGTGGTATACACCAGCAGATGTACGTTTTAATTCTTGTTTAGAACCATTAGTTTTAACGGTACCAGGTCTAGCCCAGATCATACGTTTAACTTTTAATTCTAACATAGATTTACGCATCCAGAATTCAATGAACGGTTCCCATTTAACATCATTACGAGTTAAAGGTAATTGGTTCCTACGTTGAGGAGCATATACTAAGATGTCTAGTGGTTTACCAGAAGCATCACGCATCATTTTATCATCAGCCCATTCAGTAATTTTGTGCTCATAACCATATGCAGAACCTAAAGATTCAAACATTGTGATTTGTTCACCCAAACGAGGAAGACCTAATAAATCTTGGTCAAACTCACCGATAGCAGCATCAACTAGTTCTAATTCGATACCCACTTTCAAGAAGGTTGAATTTACATAGTCAACTGTTGGATTATCAGTTACAAGAGTAAAGCTGTACAAATATCCTACGTTCCAAGGAACTGGATCTTTAACTACATAGAAACGAGGACCATATTGACGAGTACCTACAGATACAATTGCATTTTTAGAGAACTCATTAGTGTCAATCACTAAAGAGAATTCTTGTCCATCAATACCAGGTTTGTCTAAATCTAGAGTGCTGGTAGGAACATCAATAATCTTAGGGAACTTGTAAGGTACTTGTACCTGCCACTTCCAAGCATCACTGTTGTTATCAATATAGTAAGGAGTGCTCTTGTTAATCATATCCAAGAAGTCATTACTGTAAAGAGAACTCTGAGTGTACAAACTGATAATTTTCTTATCATAGTCTGCTGGTTCAGTTGAGTGAAAGCTTTCCAAGTGGTTTGAATCTGTTAATTTACCTACAGCACGCTTATCCATTGAAGCGACCCTAGCGTAAGTAAAACCAGTTAAACCTGGAATTGTCTGAATTGCCATTGTGTTATTTTTTTAATTTTTGTTATATAAATTTATTGAAACCATGATGTATTCTTGACAGGAGCTTTAGATTTAATAGCACTCTTACTCGCCTGTCTAGCTACTTCTCCAAACAATTCATTAGATTTTTTGGTGATACCAGCCTTTTGAATTGTAGAGAGAGTAGGATCTTTTTCTAATATCTTCATTAGTAAAGCCATCTTAACTTTCTTTTCATGATTCTCAGGACGTTTAAGTTCCAGAATAGTACGATCGAAATCTGTGAGTGTTTCTCCAGTGGGTGTTTTGTACTTATCTGTTACTAAGAAATCTTGTAGTTCACCAGCCAATTTAGGATTGAGAGCAATACCATCAAACTCTTTAGCTTTCAACTTCTCTTGTAGAATGTTACTTACATTCTGCTGATACTGTTGTTTAATAACTTGTTGTTGTTGTAATTGTACTTCTCTTTGTTGTTCTAGTTGCTGAAGCTTTGCAGCTTCTTTTTTAACCAACACTTTATGATTTCTAGTTGCAACTGTTTCTAGATCACCATAATTTTTAAGTCTTTCTATTTCTGTTGTAACATCTTCAGGTTCATAACCTTGATCAGCTAGAGCCTGTTTGATCACTGATATTTGATTTGCTTCATCAGCAAGATCCATTTCAGCAAAAGATTGTATTTTATTGAATGTACCAAAGTATTCTTTAGGATCAACTCCCTTTACAAATATGGCATCAAATGCTTGTTGATAATCTTCTCCAAATTGACCTATGAAGTTATTTACCACTTCAATAGCTCCTTTCTTTTTCTCTGCATTGAATCTTTCTAAGAATTCTTCAGGAGTAGAAACTATTGCTTCTTCTTCATCATCATCTTTAGAAAACACTCCTAACTTATATAGATCTTTTGAAAGAGCTGCGAACTGATTAGGTTCTTCTTCTCCTTCTGTATCTTCTTCAGATGTACTATCAGCTACTTCCTGTAAAGTTTTCTTTGCAGGTTTAGCTGGTGTAGTTTCTTCCTCTCCTTCTTCCTCATCTTCATCTCCTAATAGGAAATCTTGAATTGATTTAGATGCATCTTCCTTTTCATTTGTATCTTCTGCTTTTGTATCTGGAATAACAGATTTAGCAGGAGCTTTCTTTGCAGGAGCTGCAGGAGCAGGTTCGTCTTTAATATCTTGAATATCGTCAGGATTAGTTGTGGATGTTTCTGGTGCAAACAAGTCATTTAAAAGTTCTTGACTTCCTGTACCAAACTCCATAGTATTTTCAATACTGAAGTTTCCCATTTGGGGAGTATCTAGATTTTCAGCCATATGTAGTTATATTTATTTGGTTTTCAAGTTGTAAAAGTATATTACTTAATGTTAATAGCAAAGAGATAAGTGGTATAATGAATCATTATTCAGGATAATATAGCATTAATATTTTTTACTCTAATGAAAAATGTTTATCATTCTTTAAAAACTGTAAACATCTTAGTGGTTACAATCCTTCCAAAGTACACTTTAAGAACAGCAACACCCATATCATCACACTCACCTTTGAGCTTATTCTTAATTTGTGTAAGGGTTTTTCTATCTTTTATCTCATCAAAGGTGCAGTCTGTTAAGTGATCTGCTATCACTCCTCTAGCTATATCGTGTAGATTATCAGCTGCATTGTTTGTATCTATTAGATACTTCTTAAAGTCAACTATATCAAATTTGATAATAGGTTCTACACTCACCTGTTTGTTATCAGCAGTGGTAATATCTACAGCTGCTACATGAAAGGTGTCTATAGTCTTTATCACTGTATGTATCTCATCAATGAACGGTAACTTGAAATTCAATCCTTCCTTCAGCTCATGCTTATATTTACCAAGTCTAAGTAACACTCCTCCCTCATAACATCTAAGGATGGACCAGGGAGATAAGTAGTCTTTCCACTTCTCTCCCAGCCATTCCAGGGAATTTATTATAATGTTACCATCGAGCATAGGTTATTTTTTGTTTCGTCCACTAGCATTTATCTTAGCTATCTCTATATCATCCTTGTGGTTCTTTCTTTCATTATCTAGTTTCTCTCTTTCCACTTTTAATTTTTCCATGGCCATATTGCTCTTACTCTGTATATCCATAGTCTTCAATCTATATTCATTTGCAGCTTTAGTTTGCTCATGCATTAATCTATTGTTTTCTAGGATGTCAGGAATGGCATTGTTATTTGTATCCAAAGGAACCTTCTCAACACTTTCAGCTCTAATAGTAGCAATTTGTTCCTTGCTGATTCTATCAAGTTGTTTTTGGTATTCATCATGAGCCATTTGTTCTTCATGTTGTCTCTGGGCTTCTTGTATCTGAGCATCAGTGGCATACCTTTGTTGATCGATCTCTTGTTGTTTTTGTTGCATTTGTTGTTGCTGAATAGTAGATTGCTTATCTTTAAGATCCTTGAATATCTTCTTCATCTGACGTACAGAGTTAGTACTGTACAATTCAATGATGTCATATAAGCTACCACCATTCTGAATAACAGCTTGAGATAGACTTCTAATCTCAGCAAACATTTTCTGATCTTCAGGTCTGTTAGTTAAGAACACTTTCAAGTCTCTGAACTTAAGATCATTACCATTAACAGAAACAAAAGCAGATTCACCTGCACTTGTTACATAGGATATTGTTGATTCAGGTTTTTTACTTTCTACATATAAAGCAGCATCAATAATAGCTTGATAGAGCTGGCCTAATACATATTCATGAGCTACAAATAAAGGTTCTGTCTGTGAATAGCTTTGACTGATGGCAGTGTTTGTACCTGTAGCAGTTTCACTAGCTGCAACACTTCCAAGTCTTTGCTTAGACATACCTACCAATTCCCAACACTCATTTTTAAGCTGCATAGCAAGCTGATAGCGAGACTGAATTTCCTGGGTACGTGTAAGGTCAATGTCCCTAAATTGATTGAAGCTAGAGGGGCTTTTTAAGTTCTCAGGGCTATCATCAATAAACATCACTCCTCTATTACGTGCTTCCATCTCCCATACATCTAATGCATCTTGTGCATCACCATCTTTAGGAATAGGAATATGCCTAATAGATGTTAAATAAACCTTACCCACTTCTTTCTCAAGTAGTTTGTAAAGCTGGTTCATACATACATTGTATAACACCTGGAAAGGCTTCATCAAATCTACCAAGCTTTTAGCTTCTGTATTCTTCACCTCATGCACCACTCCTATAATAGGACAGTAGTCTAATAGTTTGTATGGTTTAATATTGTATATGTCTGGACCAATCTTCACTCCTTGGTACCACTGGTTAATCCATCCCCATTCTAAAGATTGTTCTGTAGGAATAGTTTTAGATTTATAGCTCTCATCTACAAGTAAAGATTGTTCATTACCTAGTTCATCTGTATATATAAGTTTACCTATCTTCTTTTTAGAAATCCAATATGCTCTCACCACCACATACTTATAACCAAATGAAGATACATTAGATGTAAGTCCTAAGAAGTCTCTTAGTCCATCATTGTTCTCTTTCATTTCTGATTCAATCATCATTCTTGTCTGTAAAACAAGAGGATCATATGTATCATATGTTACAGAGTCTATACCTGGAGTGGCATTAGCATTACCTAAATTAGATTCACGTACGTTGATTAATCCATAATCTTGTAAAGAACTTCTTAGGTGATCTATCTCATCCTTAGTTATATCAGGGAAGGTTTCAATAATCTCAGATAGCTCCATCACTTGTACAGTACCTGCAGCATATGCTCCCTGTGCTCTACCTGTAGGATCTGATATCCATTTCTTATCTGGAGTGGTTAAGAACCAAACATTCTTAGGATTGGCCACCTCAACATTAAATCCAAGCTTTGAATTATCCTCATATATATGAAAGAACTCTCTAGAAGAAATTAATAAATCTCTAAAGGCATCTTCTGATTTCTCCTTCATTACAAACTCAGCCTTCTGAGATGTTAATACATGGTTAGCCCATTTCTCAGCAACAGATGTATATGAATCAAGTTGATCCTTTACACTATCAAGAGTCATCTGCTGAACCTGTGGATCAGTTTCATCTAACTGTTGTCCTTTTAATAAAGCTTCTATTTGTAACTTCTTCTTGGCTTCATTGATAACATAATCTTGTAATATCTGTGTCTTGAACTCAAGCTCTTCAGATTGACTATCATCATCAAACGCTTTCACTCTAAAAGAATCTGGTCTCTTAGATATCTCACCCACTAACTCATTTAAAGGAGTGGTTACAATAGAATACATCTTTACATAAGCTGGAAGCTGAAGATCTGCTGTAAGTACGTCAGTGAAGCTTCTCACTTGTGGCTCTTGGTAAAAGTCTTCCATTCTAAGGATTCCTTTTACAAGATCATAGTTCTTAACAAATGTATCTCTATTCTTTACATATTCGGCATAAGATCTATTTGCGAAATAGTCCATGGTATTCTTTACCCAACTCTCATCTTGCTTCTCCTTATCAGTCTTAAACTGATCAGGGAATATATTCAAATAGGCATACCTAATTGTCGCATCTTTTGTATATCTTATAATTGCCATTATTAAAACAATTTACTTTTATAGTTTCTAGGACGTGATTTAAACATCCCTCTTGATTCTGTGAATAACATGTTACCATTTTTCTTAAGAAACATAGATGCCACCCTTTCATCAGACGATCCTCCAACCTTTCCAAGGATGGGATCCATCTTAAGTGCCTGGGCAATAGCTAGTTCTGCAGCAATGATTCTATCAAAGTTACCTTGATCATTGTATTGAATAATCTCTTCAAGGAGTACAGGATCAAATATCTTACTCACCCCATACACTTCTTTAATAGTTTCTCCTGCATCATTTGTTTCTTTGTATACAGTGCCTTCTAAATACTTCTTTAAGCAGGTGTGAAGATACTCAATTATCTTATCACTTGAACGATGTATACCATAATCTCTTTTAACAGTGGTATTTGGTACTATCTCCTTTAACCATTGTGGTTGTTTCTCTAGATAATGAGCATCACCTTTTGCTTTCATATACTCTATAAAAGATATATCATCATTCTCACAGAGTGTTCTAGCATTGTAATACTTAATAAGTAGACGAGCTTGTTCTTCCCATGTATCTTTCTTATCAGGTCTAGCTGAATAGGAAGCAACAAACATATCTTGATATTTCTCACCTGTCAAATCATGCATACGTTTATATATGTATACAGATCCTAGAGATGAGCTATATGCAGATTTACCCTGTCTGTAGGGATCCACTCCTGCTGTGTACAGTCCATATGGAGGATTTTCTACAGGGAATTCATATATAATTATAGGAGCATCCTTTGAGTCACTGTTCTTTAAAGGGAAGTTTGTAATAGGAAGTTTGTCTGTAAACTCATGTTTAATCCCTGTATCATCAGTGTATAATATTACAGGAATCCCTGTTCTCTCTTGTTGTAACAGTCTGGTTTTCTGTCTCTTAGCTCCTTCAATCTCAAATATATTAGTATCTTCATTTAAGAATATATCATCCACATCAAATGGATAGTACATCTTTTCTTTTAAATAGGCTATTCTATCACCAGCTTTCTTAAGTCTGTCTAGGTTCTTTGTAGTTATTTCATTGGCCTTCTCTTCATTACTCACTAACATCTTTATATTATGTAAGTCACTAGAGGTAGGTTGATCTAAATAGGCACCTAACGTACTATCTTCCTTGGCTTCCATTCTATATTTATTAGAAATGAATAGTCCATGGATCCTTTTATCATCATTATTGTTATTGTATTCTAGGAAATTGAAGTTGGCTACATCGAACATTAAGCTCTTTGCATCCATAAATTTCTTCATATCACCCCCAGTACCAGTAAGAATTGGAGAACATCCCCAACCATAAGGAGTTGTAAACCCTGGAATAGCAGCTTGTAAGCCTCTAAGAAAATTCCCTTTACCAATCTCATCTATAATAAGTTTACGTGGTTTTGTACCTGCAATTGCTTCTTCATTATTACCCTCATCTAAGTTACGTATTAGAATAGAAGAGAAGGGTATACGCTCTCCTGATTTAGTTTTAATACCAAGAGTCACCTGGTTTTTCCAGTTATCCTCAATCCTTTGCCACCTCCAATACTCAGGAATAAACCCAAGTCCCTTATCTATCTTATCTGTAATCAGTTTAATATCTGGTGCATTCAAACCAGCAATAATGTTTTGGGAGTTCTCATCAAACGTAGCTCCCCATGCTATATAAGATGCCTCAAGAACGGATTTAGCAAAACGTCTAATACCTAGAATAATTAAACCTTTTTTGTCTATTTGAGCTTTATCAATTTCGTTCGTCACAATCCATTCATTGTCCCTTAACAAAGGGTTGGCATACTTTTGACTTATTCTTCCCCTATCATCTATAACATCCACCTCAGTGTGCCAGATGTTTAGGTGCCAATACAAAAAGGGGTTAATATACACCCCATTCATCATTGCACCATTTAAGGCTATGTCTTTATGAAAATCAAAGAAAGGTTTACACTCTTCGCTATCCCTATCAGGAATGCGTTTCTGATTTATGAACCAATCCTTATAGTCTATACTTTTGATTTCCATTACTTTCTTGTCTTTAAGAACTCTTCAGCTTGTCCACCTAAGTTTCCTTTACCTCTAATCTCCACCTTAGCTTCTTCCATACTTCTTAGCTTATCTACCACTTCCACTAGGGCTAAATAGTTCTTCATTGTCTCTTGTACAAACTTACCTTGAGCTTCAATGCTGGCAATCACCATAGGTAACATGCCTCCTTTAGCTGTAGGCTTCCATTCAATTCTATCCTTAAGTTCATGTAAGGGATTTGCATTCACATAAGCTTTCCAGGAGATGAGTTGTTGCTCAGCCCATTCAAGCTCTGTATTTATATATGTAGTTTTTTTAATAGTCGCCATCTTCTTCTTCCTCTTCGTTTAATATGTTATCAAGGTCCATACCTTCTTTAACTATCTTATCTATTTCAGAATCATCAGCATGTTGAACATCTAGATCTAATTGACTCTTATACTTACTTAAAGCAAATACCATTTCCTTGTCTGTCATTCCCCATACATCTCCATACTCATCTAGAGCTGTAGATATATGCCTTCCCATATTGTAGGAAGGGAAGTTCTTATGTAACTCCTCAAGAATAAGTATTATATTGTTATAATTACTCATTTTAGTTAGTTATAATACCAGCTTGTGTAGCTGATAATTTGATTAAGCTAGGAGATATCACATTGTTTAAAAGGTTGGTTATCTGCGTATTAGCTATAATTTTTACATCATCTGATACACCTTCTGTAGTACATAGAGCAGCAAGCTTCTCTATTACAATCCATGATTCTATTACTGGGTTCATATTAATTGGTTTAAATCTTCGTCTGTTAATGGTTTTTCTTCTACTATCTCTTCTTCCTCCTCCTCATAATCTTCATCCTCTTCCTCTTCATCCTCTTCTTCCTGTTCTTCTTTCATGGCTTTTGCAGCCTCCTTATTCATATATTCTATTCCATATTCTATTTGCATCTTATCCTGTATCTTACCTTTCTCTGCTACAATATCTATAAAATCTACACCACCATTATATAATGACACTAATGCTGCTATCAGCTTGTCAAGTGGTATCTTCTTTATAACAGTTTCATCACTCATTTTTTATAGCAGTTTTAAGTTCATCTTCCTTATCACCATCTATCAAGGCTACCCATTTCTTTATTGGGCAATCACAAGAGAGACATTTTGTTTTAGCAGATAGTGTACATCCGCAATTTGTACAATGGTCATCGAGTCTTAATGTCTTATGATGCTTGGAATGGAACTCACATTGTTCACAAATGGCAGTTCTTTCCTTGCTGATTTTACTAATTAAAGGCCTGAGTTCTTTGGCTGGAAGGAGGTTGTTCTTCCATCCTTCGTACACCTGTGAGAAATCAATCTTCATATTTAGTTCTAAGTTTAAGTTGGTTTATACTTATCAATGTCTTTTCAAGTGTGACATTTGCACTTCTTTTCTTTTGTTCTGTAGTTTGATCACTAGCAATAATCTTCTCCATTGCTTCTTTCTTCACAATCAACGTCTGTATCTTCTTTAGAGCTTTCTTATTATTAAAGAACAACTTACCAAACCCTGATATCTCCAAACTGTCATTTAAATCCATTGCCTGATTGGCAGATTGAAACTGATGGTTCACTACAGCCTCTATTGTCTTTTCACTTGTTAACATCTTCACTGCCAGGATTCTAATAAGATAGTCCTTGACAGACATACTCACTGGCTTATCCATGACTTATAGTTATTTGTAACACAATATTATTATCAAAGTTTAATAGAATAACTGGGTTCACCTTTATCTTCGTTCCATCCTTCACGAGAATACCAAGCTTCTTAAGCTTAGAAATCATGTTATTAATTGTAGGAGTGGAGCTATTATGTTTGTTACAAAACTCCTCCCGTATATTAGCATAACTTATATTCCCCTTAATAGCAGCAAAGGCTATAAGCTGTATTTCCCTTTGTGTAAGCTTTAAATCATTTAAGGCTGACAACAACGTGTAATACTTCTCTGCACAGGAATAATTATCCCCTACAGGTTTCTTAAGCTTTTGAACTACTATCTTCTTATTGGTTTCCATAATTAGTTAGAGCAAAGATATACATTATATACATACCCACAAATAACTATATTGGTTATTTAAAATATCTAATGCTATATTATGCACTATTTCTATAGAACAAGATGTAAACATTAACAATCAACATACCTATTCTGAACTCTTTTTCCTGTCCTCCATCCTGTAGAGTGTATGTCCTATTAGATATTCCTAGCTCAAAATCAAAAGCTGAAAGACTAATAAGCTCAATACCCATTTCCACTTCCTCAGAACCTGTCCATGCCTTAGCAATAGCAAACAGAAGAAACACAACAATAATAACATATATCATATACATAGAATTTAGTTAATACTAACCCACCCAACCACCCCAAAGGTAGTGGTAAAAATAAATACCAACCAAATTTATTTT